TCTGGAACGCAAGCGCACCCTCTACCTCCGTGCCGGCTTTACCCCCGCCGGCGCCTCCTTCTACTATAAGGAATAACTCCGTGGAGAAAGGATACATCTATTCTTTGCGAATTCCGGGAGCTGTTATGCCTCAATACATTGGGCAGACTGTAAATTTGAAGAATAGGTTTAATGGGCATCGTAGGCGAAAGACTCCATGCACCTCGGAAAAATTATTTATTCTGTTTCCTGAGGTTGAAATGATAACGGAAGAAGAGATAGTGGCTGTGGATAAATGTGCTTTACGATTTTTACTCTCTGCAGGCGAACGGGGATATATTGCAGCATATAAGTCACATATAGTTAATCGAACTTCTGGTGGAATTGCTATGGATGGCGACGCTAATCCATACTTTGGTAGGAAGCATTCTGAAGATATTCGAGAAGTTATGCGAAATGCGTGGACTAAATCTCGTAAGGTTAAAATGGCAAAATACTTGCAGAAAAATTGTCCGTGGGCCAAATTTACCGAGGATCAAATTCTAGAAATTCGTAATTCAGATGTAACCAATCTTAGTCTAGCCATTAAATATAATGTTTCCCAGGCTACAATTATTAGAATTCGTAAACATGAAACGTATACACATATTGGTGGGCAAGCGTATAAATCTCGTCGACATAAGCACGGCAAGTACGCTAAAGCTACTAAGTAATTGATGGAGAAGTTAAAATCGGTTTCTTGTGCGAGTCGCCGGAACCTACCCCGGTAAACACTACCCAAACGGTAGTCAACCAACTCCCCGCCTACGAGCAGGAGGCGCGTCAACGTCTCTACACGAAGGCCAGTGAAGTTGCCAATTCCCCCTATCAGCCCTACCCCGGCCCGCGCCTCGCCGACTTTACTCCCGATCAGTCCAACGCGTTCGACCTCACCCGCGCGAACGTGGGCTCCTAC